AGATCGCCCAAAGATCACAAGAAGAGAGAATCAAGTTCAAGTAAGAATCACAAGAGAAAGAGTGATACTTGGCGATACAAGGCCATGGGCTAATGATGATGGAAAGTATAGGCCTTAAATGCGTTTCGTAGTTGAAGAAACTATTTACTTTGAATGTATTAATGCATAAGGAGAATTTTAATGCCTAGAAGATTTGATTTTATTTCACCTGGTGTTCAACTGAGAGAAGTTGATCAATCGCAGATTACCCCGACTCCCGAAGAAGATGGACTCCTTCTTATTGGTAGAGCACCGATGGGGCCAGCGATGCAACCTGTTATTGTTAGAAACTTTGCAGATTTTAGAGAAACCTTTGGAGATCCTGTTTCTGGAAGGAATGCATCAGCAGATCCTTGGAGAGATGGAAACTATGCAACCCCAATGTATGCAATGTATGCTGCACAGGCTTATCTATCTGCTGATATTGGACCAGTTAAATTTGTTAGACTTCTAGGTGAAAAATCACCGGATGCCAGCACTGATGCTGGAGAGGCAGGATGGAAAATCGCCGAAGGTCCAAGCGCTACCCCAGCTAATAACAAGTCTGCTTATGGACTGTTTATTAGCCCATCTGGTACAATGACCGATAACTTCACAGGTTCTTTAGCTGCTGTGTTTTATATTGATGGAGATGCAACTGGTGTTCAGCTTTGTGGTACTCCCGTTGACAACGTAACCGCTCCTGCAACTGCTGTAACTGCTTCTGGGCAATTTGTGGAATCTATCTCTACCGCTGCGAAGGCTAGCGCTTTCAAGGTTAGGGTTGGTTCTGAAAACTTTGTTGTAAACTTTGATCCAACAGACACCAATAACTACATCAGAAAGGCACTGAACACAAACCCACAAAAAATTAACAACAATGCCAACTTCGGTTTAACTGATGTTGATTATTTCTTGGGTGAGACTTTCGAACAATCAGTTGTCGAGCATGTAAATGATTTCAATAATAACCCTGGGAAGCAATATGGTATTATCCTTGCTCTCCAGTCTGGTTCAAATGCAAACAATAACTGGGGATATAACCGAGGTAACGCACAGGTTGCAAGAACTCCTTGGTTTATTGACCAGAAGCCAAATCAACAACAACTATTTAGATTTGCTGCTTTAAGTGAAGGCGTTGAGATTCAAAAGAAATACAAGATTGCAATTGCAGACCTTAACATTGGAGATGCAGAAAACCCACCATCTTTCACCGTTAACGTTATTAACAATGCCGGACAGAGAGTAGAAGCTTTCACTGGCTGTACCCTTAGACCAGGTGATGCAAACTATGTCGCTAAAGTAATTGGTAACGAAAGACTTGAATGGGATTCTGTACAGAAGAGATTCAATACCCTAGGTCTTTATGAAAACAGATCGGATTACATTAGAATTGAAATGGCATCAGTAGTTGAAAATGGTCTTCTTACCAACGCCCAGGCACTACCTGTTGGATACGCTGGTCCACTACGACCACTAGGATTTTCATTAATCTCTGGTTCGGCTCATGTTGTCAAGCTTGGTACTCATGCGGCTGCTGTAGGTGGAACCCCAGAAACTCATAGTTTTGTAACTGGTGGTGTTAACATGCCAGGGGCACCATTGATATCCGCTCCAGCGGGTGATGCTAGTGATCCTTTCTTCGCTCCAGCTACTGCTCCAGCCTTATCTGCTTCATTCAGGTTCCCTGCTTTGCAAACAACTAATGAAGGGTTTGCTAGAAATTTCGCCCCTTATTATAAAGATTACCTCTTTGGTATTGACCACAGAAGAACCTCAACTGAGTCTGGGCAAGATAATAGTTACTTTGATATTGTTAGAGAATTACCTGGTGGATTTACCCAACAGTTAAGCGAAGGGGGAACACCTCCTGACGGAATGGAATACTCATTCACATTCACTCTTGATGACCTTAGAAAAGTTTCTGGTAAAAAACAGTTTTTCTTTGAACAAGGGTCATTTGATGCTGGAACCTCTGTTGCAGGAACAGCCGGCAATACTCTATCAACTCTTTTGACTAGTTCAACCGATGGTGGTGTAAGACAATTTGTTGCTCCACTTCTTGGTGGGCGTGATGGTCTTGACATCTTTGAGGCTGATCCATTTGACAATACAAACATTGGTTCTGATGAGACGACATCGTACGAAAGAGCAACTCTTGAAAAGGCACTTGACATTGTATCTGATCCTGAGTATGTCTCATTTGACCTTCTTTCTATACCTGGTATTACTGACACCGCTATTACTGACCGTGTTTTATCAAACGCTGCAGAACGTTCTGATCACCTGGCAATTATTGACCTTGAAGGAGGTTATGTCCCAGGGCATGATGGTGGCAACGGTGTTGTTGTTGAAGGTTCTGTAGAAAGTACTGTAAACAAATTATCAGCAAGATTCCTTGATAATTCTTATGCCACTGCTTACTATCCCTGGGTTACACTTGCAGACACAGTATCAAGTGCCAATCCATTACTTCTAGTCCCACCATCGGTTGCCGGTATCGGAGCGCTTGCTGCATCTGAGGCTGTCTCTCAGCCATGGTTTGCCCCTGCTGGGTTTAATCGTGGTGGCTTGAATCCTCTTGGTGGACCAAATGGGCCACGCGTAACTAATACTTGGCGTAGTCTAACTAAAGGTCTTCGTGATGATCTTTATGCTGCAAGAGTTAATCCAATTGCTAACTTTACTGCTGCTGGTGGTATTGTTGTGTTCGGACAAAAGACTCTTCAACTTCAGCAGTCTGCTCTTGATCGCATCAACGTTCGTCGATTGATGGTATTCATCAAGAAGCGTATTGGCGCTGTGGCTCGAGACCTCTTGTTTGATCAAGCAGTTGATGTAACCTTTAACCGCTTCAAGTCACGTTCAAGTAGAATCCTGCAAAGCGTTAAGTCTAACTTTGGTATTACTGAGTTTAAGATTGTTCTTGACGAGACCACAACTACACCTGACCTGATTGATCAGAACATTATGTATGCTCAGATCTTCATCAAGCCTGCTCGTGCTATTGAGTTCATTGCTATTGATTTTGTAGTCTCTAGAAGTGGTGTAGAATTCGAGTAAACACTAATTAATTTTGAAGGAGTTATAAAATTATGGGTTTTTGGAAAGAAAATGACGTTGAGCCGAAAAGACTATTTAGGTTCAAAATTCAACTAGATTCAGCAGACGGTGCTTCAACTAGTGGTGGCGCTATGTGGTGGGGGAAGTCTGTAAAGATTCCAACATTCACCTCAAGTCCTATAGAACACCAGTACCTTGACAACACTTACAAGTTTCCTGGAAAAGTTAAGTGGCAAGACATTACTATAACCATGGTAGATCCAAGTAACCCAGATGCTGTTTCACAGGTGATGAACCTACTTGAGCAGAGTGGCTTCAGGGTAAAAGATAACGGTCAGTTTGACACTATCTCTAAAGTTAAAAGCACTGATGAGGCTATTAGTAGCCTTGTAATCACTGTTATTGATGCGGACGGAAACGATATTGAAAGATGGACAGTTAAGCACCCAATGATTGTTGATGCTGACCTTTCAACTTTCAACTACGATTCTGATGATCTTCGCGAAATCTCAATGACGATTGCTTACGATTGGGCTGAGTGTGACATCTTGGCTGGTAATAGAGGCGCTACTGCTCGTTCTTACATTCAATAAGGTGATGGATGGCTTTCTGGAAAGACAATACAACTGATCCAAAAAGACAGTTTCGTTTTAAGATTGATGGCAATGAAATTTGGTGGTGGGCTAAGTCTATTGACAAGCCCACTGTCGAAGTTTCTAGCAACTCCTATCAGTTAATCAACCATAAGTTTAACTTTCCTGGGGTTGTAACCTGGCAGCCAATTACAATTACCGTTGTTGACGACTCAGTGAGAACTGGAGAGATTTACAAGTACCTAACAAACTCTGGGTACAATAATCCTGGCTTTGGTGGTGAAGCTGTTCCTAACGTAGACGGTATCAAGAAAGAAGGATTTAATGGCAGTGATGACATTATCTTCTATCAACTTGGACCAGATGGCGAGGCATTGGAAGTTTGGACTTTACACAACAGTATAATAACAAACATTGACTTTGGGAAATTAGACTATTCTTCAGACGAACTAGTCCAGCTAACAATACAAATTACATACGACTTTGCTGCACTTGATGATAGTGCCGGTAGAGCAGCGACAAGGGCTTCCCTTGTTGCAAATACCACAAACTAATGAGGTGAAAATTGGGAAGAAATAATTCAAGCCGACTTGGAAAAACCAGCCCGGCAACAACAGATGCTCCACCGATGAGCCTGTTAGATTTTGTCGCTCCAACAGAACTTGTTGACATACCTTCAAAGGGTAAGCATTACGCTAAAGACCATCCATTGTATGCAAAGGACTCGATTGAGATTCGCTTCATGACTGCAAAGGATGAGGACATTTTAACAAATCGTTCACTTATTGCGAAGGGCGTTGTTCTTGACCGCTTCTTGCAAAACATTATCATTGATGATTCAATTAACGTTGATGAACTTTTAATTGGTGATAAGAATGCTTTGTTAATTGCTGCAAGGGCAACAGCTTATGGGGCAGGCTATGATGCCTCTGTAAAGTGTCGAGAATGCTCTGTAACGAACGAAATGGTGTTTAACCTAACCAAGCCTAGGCTTATCGCTACACGGCTTTCTGAGGCCCTTAACATAGCCGAGAATGAAGATGGAACATTTAGCACAACGTTACCTCTTTGTAAGTTCAGTGTACAATTCAGATTGTTGACAAATAAAGATGAAACCTACCTGGCAAAATACATTATGGACAATGTTGAGAGCGAGAGTTTAAGTGCAACGCTTGAACAGATTAAATTAATTGCGATTAAAATTGAAGACTCCGAGGACACAGAATTAATCCACAGAGTCCTAGAAAACATCACCGCTGCTGATGCCCGGCATCTAAAGTTGTGTCTTGAGGCTGCTACTCCTAACATTGAGATAAAGCAAGAAATGAAATGCAAAAGCTGTGGACACACAGAGGAGGTAGAGATCCCGTTCGGGATCGACTTTTTTTGGCCTCAACGATGAGTACATGGAAGCGGTGTATGAACAGTTCTTTATTCTTAAGCATCACGGAGGCTGGAGTCTTACCGAGGCTTACAATTTACCCATAGGCCTTCGTAAGTGGTTTATAGAGCGCCTTAAGAAGCAATTCGAAGATGAGGCTAAAGAAATAGAAAAGGCTCGTGGAAAGTCAAGATAAGACTTCCATGGGCATTTCTAATTTTTGACTATTTAATAAGAGACGGAGGGATTCGCGTGATCCGTATTGATTTTACAAATAAAGAGGTTCTTCAGGAATCTTTTATGAAGATGTGGGGTTTCTGGAACAAGAAGCTTCTTAAGTATATTTATGGTAAAGATGCCAACGTTGTTGCTAATCTTAATGAAGAAGATGGAGAGGACGTTAAGTTTGTTATCCGTGGAGAGTATGAAGACGTAAAGGCTTATGCTCGAGCGTTGAGTCTCGAGAAAGAATACCTTGAGTCCTATGTTGCTCGTGGTAAAGACGACGAAGACACAAAGGCAATCAAAGCCGAACTTGATAAAGCCGCCGCAGACTTCACTCAGAAGACAAATCTGCCATGGCCTTTCAGAGATTGAGGGGACCTGAATGTCAAATGAAGAATCTAAAGAATTAATTAAACTTCTCAAAGAACAAAAAGCAGAACGAGAAGCCAATAATGACCTAGCCAAAGATCAGCTTCAATTAGAGGTTGACCTTGCAAGGGCACAAGCAGAGGCTGCAAGTACTCTTAGTGACTTTACTAGTACAAGAGAAGCGCAAATTCGTCTTCTAGAATCTGAGATAAGATTGAATGCTGAAAATGCTGGTGAAGCCAAAAAGTTTATTGAAGCACTCAAACAAGGCAACATAGCCTTAACAGAGCAAAATGATCTTTTAAACTCTCTATCACCAGCAGCTAGAAAAATTGCTGATAGATTTCAGGAACTTAATAACTTATCTAATGCTCAGAATAAATACGGTAAAGAACAAAAGCAATTACTTGGAGACATTGCTGGTTCAATGGGAATCAGTACAATGGCAAGTAGTGGCTTTCTTGCTAACATTGTAAAGGTAGGTAAGTCACTAAAAGAAGGTGGAGAACCAGCAGCCGCTGCTTTTGCTGAGAATTTTAGAGATGTTTTTAACACAACAAACCTGACTCTTAGTATTATAACAAAGATAGCAGAAGCAACTGCTATGCTCGTTTTAGAGGCTGATAAGGCCGGCGCTGCATTAGCAACCGCGACAGGTACTGGTAGAGAACTATCCAGTGTTATGGTTGATGCACAAGATGCTGGAAACCTTTTGGGCATTCGATTGGATAATGCCGGTAAAGCAACAGGGGAATTGTTTTCTCAAACAACAAACTTTGTCAATGTTTCAAAAGCCGCACAAACCAGCATGGTGCTCCAAGCATCTTTGCTAGGGAAAATTGGTATCAACGGACAGATGGCTTCAGAGACATTTCAGTTCTTAAACATGAACCTTGGAATGACAGCTGCCCAAGCACAAAATGTAGCAACAGAATTGGCAATGATGGGTACCGAACTTGGTATCACAGCAGAGCAAATGACATCAGACTTTAATCAGTCTCTCGGTACGCTTGCTGTGTATGGCCCACGTTCGATGCAGGTCTTTAAGGGCCTCGCTAGTGCCGCTAAACTGGCGGGAGTTGAGGTTTCAACCCTTCTAGGTATTGCCAAGAAATTCGACACTTTCCAGGGCGCAGCAGAAGGCGCAGCAAAGTTTAATGCTCTTCTTGGTACTCAATTGTCAACAACAGAAATGCTGATGATGACCGAGGACCAGAGAATTGAGACACTGATAAGGCAAACTCAAGCGCAAGGTGTTGCATTCAAAGACATGGATAAGTTCAGCCAGTTGGCCTTGGCTTCAGCCGCAGGCATTGAGGACATAAACGAAGCACAAAGAATCTTTGGTATGAACATGGGGCAATACCAACAGTATCGTTCAGAGATGGAAAGAAGCGCCGATGCTCAGAACAAACTTGAAAAAGCAGTTCGAGACACCATGGAGATCCAAGACAAATTTAAAGTGCTAGCCGCTGAATTTGCTGTAATGGTAACGCCAATACTTGAAGGGGTTCATGGTGCACTAGACGGCGTTATGAGTTTCATGAAGCAATTTGATGATGATACACGAGAATCATTTATGAAAATTGTTGGCACCATTGGTACACTTGGTATCGCTCTTAAAGTTATTGGGCCGATTATTTCTGTTATTGGCGGTGGCTTTGGGACTCTCACTAGTATTATTACTGGTGCTGGGGTTGCTGGTGGAGTTGCTACTGGTGGTGGTTTAGTTGCCGGGATTGGAGCATTAGCCACAGCGATTGTCCCATTGACACCATTACTGCTCGGCCTAGGTGCTGCTGCGGCTGGAGTGATGGCCTTATCGAACATAAACTTTAGCGCTAATACCGATGCGCTTGATGGTGCTGATGCACAATTAGCAAAACTTGGTGCATCTAGCGAGGTAATGATTCAAGGAAGAGCGGCTCTAGATAATTTCGTAAGATTGTCTACTGGGACCTCGGCGGGGATGACAGCAGCAGGAGTAGCAGGAAGCGCAGTTAATGTTGTTGCTGAGATGCCGAACATGTTCGCAGGACAATCAGTAAAGTTAGTTCTTTCTAACGGCAGAGAACTTGATGCTTATTTTGCAGAGGTGGCTAACGGATGACATTTTATCAAGGTACAATACCAGCAGGCTATGCCAAAACAACGGGCGCGATCCTTGAATTCGAATCAATGATCTCGGCGGGACTCAAGGTTCAGTTTCCGGCCTATCTTAACAATTTCACACAGAACTTTAATTCAACCTGGAACGCAGAACAAGTCTATGGTCGCAACGATGACATTGCAACTTTCCAAGGGACTAAAAGGTCTTACTCTATTTCTTGGTCTCTACCGGCTAAAAATTTAGATGAGGCAAAAGCAAACCTTGGTAATTGTGGAGAATTGGTAAAAATGCTATATCCTCAGTACAACACAGATAGAACACAACAGGGCGGTGGGGTAGTATCTCAAAATGCACTCAGTATCTCAAAATCTCCTCTTATTAGATTAAAATTTGCCAACCTAGTTATTAACTCTGTTGACGGCAATTCTGGTTTACTTGGATACATCACAAGCCTTAATTGGACTCCAACCTTAGACATGGGAATGTTTGCATCAAATGGAGAATTTTATCCAAAAGTAATCGAACTTTCTATTGACTTCAATGTCTTACACGAGCATCAATTAGGATTTAGCACAAACACAACAGAAGAAGACTTCGGTGGCGCCGTTGGGTTCCCATTTAAAGGTAATTAACAATGAGCAGATTTAATTCTAGAGTAAAGGCAATTAATGACAATGAAATGTATGAGAATGCACTTGACAAACGAGGAGTCAAGCAAGTCGTTCAGTACACAACAGAGGAATTAATCTACCCAGACGAGGAAGACAAAAAAAGAATCAACGTGGCCAAGCATGCTTGGACTTCAGGTGATAAGTTCTGGAAACTTGCTCTTCAATACTATGGAGATCAATCTCTCTGGTACATCATCGCTCAGTGGAATCAAGCACCAACAGAGGGGCACTTGATGCCAGGAGACATTATTGAGATCCCAACCAACCTTAATGTTGTTTTGGGGGCTTTTGAATAATGGCTGTTGTTATTAAAGGATTTGATTTTGGTGAAGATGGCGAGTTTAGTAGTCTTGCAGCCACTCGAGTCTTTGTCCCCCTAAGAGAGGAATTAACCAAGATTGCTAAAAACATTTCTAAATTATCTTCTGTAGATGGTTCTGGTGTTAAAGAAGCAATAGAAGAAATAAAAAAACTACAAAATGGAACAGAAATATTACGTGCTGTTGTTCA